GTATGTTAGCTCAAGGAAGATCTGGTGTACAAACGGCGCAGTACGGGGGAACACCAGAGCAACTTGCGTTTGAAAAAGCCATAGCAGAATCACAAAACGCAGCTATGTTGCAAGCTATGCAACAGGCACAGGCAGAACAGGCACAACAAGCGTCCTTGGGTGGACAGTTCTTGCAACAGAGTTACGCACCTCAGGCAGCACTTTTGTCAGCCTTTAGCCCTGCTCTAAATGTAGCTGGTTTTGAAGATGTTGCACGTAGGCAAGCAGGGGAACTGAGTGTAGAGGCACAGATGGCAAATATACAAGGTATGCTAGGTCAGCAAACAGGACTCGCAGGACTATACGGAGGCATCTACGGTAATTTACTAGGCGGCTTGGGTGGTCTATTGACAGGCGGTGAAGAACCTTGGTGGAAATTCTGGTAAATAGGGGACAAAATAATGGCTTATAATGTAGGTGGAATGTTAGCCCAAGCTGGTCAAACTATCGGGCAACAAATAGGCGCTCCTATACGTGAGATTGGTACTGGGATAGGCGGTATGCTCGCTCGCCGTAGGCAATCACAAGAACTAGAAGAAGCCCGTAAAATTATTAATCAGTATTCAACAGCAGGAAACATCAACCCCGGAATGTTGACTAAGAAAGCACAAGAAGCTGAAGCAGCAGGTAATGATCCACTTGCAAAACTTTATAGGCAAGGCGCTGAACAAGCTAATACAAACATGGTTGCTGGTCAAAACCTGACTGCTTACAATCAACTAGCTACACAGGCAGGTCTTTCTCCTGAGGAGGCTTCTATTGGTGTACGCGGTTTAATCGCTGGTCAGTACAAAGATCCATCAGCCGCCCTTAAGGGTACTATGGATACTCAGCGGATAGTTAAATCTAAAGCCAACAAAGAGTACGCTGTTGAGCAGCTTAAGGCAGAAGGCTTGGAAGATATTGCTAATGACATAGAACGTGGGCTGTATACAGATGCACAGGTTGGTTCCGTTCTGGCTAACGCTAGACAAGCAAAAGCAGCAGCAGAGCAGGGCCAAGCAGCTTTGGAAGCCTTTGTTACTACGTCTGGTTTGTCCGACACTACGTTTGGTCAAGCGGTTGCAGAAGGTAAACTAAAAGATGTTCCTGCTGGTTTGATTTCTAAGATGGCTACGGAAGCTATCAACGAAAGACAAACAACAGAACTTGTTAAGAACCTCAAGTCAATGGACAGAGAAGAAGCTAAAGAAGCTGCTGAGTTACTTGAGTTAGGCGTAATTACTGATGAAGGCGCTAAGAAGCTAGTTGTTGAAGGCAAAAGAGGCCCAAAGATTTCTACGTCTAACATGAAGCAATACGTGCTTGAGGACGGTACTGTAGTCTGGGGTGGTGACATTACTGTAGACGGGGATGAGCGCAAGGCTTACCGTGATCCACAGAACCCCAACAGCATTATTGATCTTCCTGCAGAAGTTGTAGAATTAAAAGGCGAGGCAAGAATACGAGGGACAGACTTGACGCTGGCTGCTATTCAGCTTGCGGAAGAGCCAAAGTTTTCTGACTTAGATGCTACAGATCAAGAGAAAGCCAAAGTTGCTTTTGCGTCTAAGTACAACGAGTTAATAACTAAAAAGAAAACTAACGAAGAAGCACTAGCTGGCGCTAAAGCACACGCACTAAGTTTGATTGAGCAAAGAACTGAAAAAGGTATTATTTTTGATACTACAACTACAGAGTTTAAAGAAGATAGTATAAAAAAGTTTGACAGTAGTAAAGACTTTGATGCTATGTGGAACAGTTATGACTAGAGAAGAGTTTATTGCTGAAGCAAAAGCCAGAGGCCTTCCTAAAGAAGAAGTACGCATTAAGTTTGAAAAATTAGAGGCAGAAGGAGCCTTTGATGATATTCAAACTACTTCTGTTTCTATAGAAGAACCCGCACCAGAAGAACCTAAAGAGGACATCGGCTGGTGGGACGAGTTTAAGTTAGCTTACGATACTACGTACACTGATGTTCAAGATTGGGGCTTGTCCCTAGAAGCTGCTATGCCTATGGGAAACATAGACTTTGAAGGCGGCTTACCTGTGTATCGTTCTCCAGCAGAACTCTATGGTGCTGACTTTGAGAACATGGACTACGAGCAGCGCAAAGAATACCTTGCAAACCGTAGGGAGTTCTTGGGTAAGCTGGATAACATTGATACTATCTTGTATCAAGAGGACGCTGGTAAAAGTGCTAGTGCTTCAATCCTAGGTACACTAACGGGTGCATTAGCTACCCCGACTACAGTAGTACCCTTTGGTAAAACAAAGGTAGCACAGGCTGCTACAGGCGCTGCTATTGGTGCTGAGACTGCCGCTGCTAAACAGTTGGTTGAAGGTGAGTTTGACCCTGTAGAGTTTGGTATGATGACAGGCATAGGTGCTGTGGCTCCTGCGGCTACAGAGGCTGTTGTCAAGGGCGCTGCTAGTGTAACCCGCAAGGGTGTTGAGGCTGTCAAGGAAGCTGAGAACAAGACAAGGGTTACTGCTGCTCGACTCATGGGTAAGCAAGCTACACCACGGTCACAGAAGAAGGCTGACAAGCTGGTTGACAAGCTAGAGCAAGAGTACGCCAAAGGTGTAGTCGAAGGGTTGGACGAGAAAGCTATTGTAGCCAGAGCCAATGAAACCTTAGGTTTAAGCACAGATGATCTTGATGGTGTTCTGGTACACGCAAGCAGACAGCCCGTGATTCCTAATGCTGAAGCCGCCGTTAAGATTGTGGCTGCACGAGAGAATCCTCTGGCGTCTACAACCATGATTGGTAAGGCTTACGATGCTGTGGCTGCTCCTATAAGCACTGTAATTAAAAACATTGATAAGCAGACATTTGCTCGCTTGCGTAAATACGAGAAGGATCTACACGTAAACTCCTCAGAGACTATGAACAAGCTGGGTAAGTTTATCACTGGCGCTGCTAGAGCAAACAAAAGTAATCCGCTAGAGTTCAAGAGTTTTCAACGAGCGTTGTTTAACGGCAAGATAGACGAAGCTAAAGCTATTGCTGCTGATAGCACATCTAAAGAGATGCGTGATTTACTACCTGAGATAGAGGATGTACGCAATACTCTGAATGATTTGTACAAAGGTCTTAAGGACTCAGGTGTTAAAATCGAGTACAGAGAGAACTACTTTCCACGGATGGTAAAAGACTACGACGGTTTACTGCGAGCCTTAGGTACAACACGCAAGTCTGAGGTAGAACAGATACTTGAGAAGTACGCCAAGTCTAAGAAGGTGGACAGTTGGAGAGAGTTAGATGATCCTGAGATTAGTCAGGTTATTTCTCAGTACCTCCAAAGACGCCGTGGGGTCGGCGGTAAACCTTCTATTGCCAAAGAAAGAAAAATCGAAGAACTGGACGATGTAATTGACCAGTACTACTACAGCGCACCTGAGTCTCTGCAGATGTACGTAACACGAGCAGTGCGTGAGGCTGAGAAGCGTAAGTTCTTTGGCAACCACGCAGTAAACAAAGAGGGTACTACTCTTGTAGATACAGAAGCAAGCATAGCTAACTACATTGCTGATGCAGCCAAGCGTGGTATGGACACAGATCAACTTGATACGCTCAACGCAATGCTCAAGGCTCGCTTTGAACTAGGGGAACAGGCGTCTAGTAAGTTTATATCAGGATTGAAGAACTTTCAGTACGCCTCTTTGCTTGGTCAGTTTGAATCTGCGTTGACTCAGCTTGGTGACGTTGGTTCTTCTATTTACCTTAACGGGATGGTCAACACAATAAAAAGTTTGGTTGGTAAAAAGACTGTAACTGTAGAAGACATGGGCTTAATTAATAAAGTCGCTGCTGAAATGTCTAGTATTAACGGAACAGGTAACGCCCTTGAGTTTGTATTTAAGTGGTCAGGGTTTAACCAGATTGATAAGCTGGGTAAAGAAACCTTGATGAACTCTTCACTACAGAAGTGGTCTAAGATTGCCAAGAAAAATCCAGAGGCTGCTGCCAAGAGATTCAGAGACACGCACGGTGACGATGTGTCTGCATTGATTGATGACTTAGCTAATGATAGAATGACGGACAACGTGAAGCTAATGTTGTGGAACGAGTTATCTGATGTACAGCCTATCTCTCTGTCAGAGATGCCTAAGAAATATCTTGATACGCCTGATGGCAGAATCTTTTATGCTCTCAAGACATTTACTTTGAAGCAGTTTGATCTGATTCGTAGAGACATGGTTGAGAAGATGCGCCACGGAAGTGCAAAGGAGAAAGCAGAAGGTACAACTAATATGTTGAGGTATGCTACTGCAATGGGACTCTCTGGCGCTACAGTTCAGCAAACAAAAGACATACTCACTAAAGGTGAACTAGATCCTGAGAGTTTTCCAGATGATATATACGAAAGTCTTATGACAATTATGATGTTCAGTAAGTACTCTAGGGAAAGATACCTTGAGCAAGGGAACATCGGTACATTCGGTCTTTCTCAGGTTATTACTGTCCCTGCTGCTGAATTACTGGATAAATCAGTTAAAGGTGTAATGGCTTTGACTGAGGAAGATGAAAAGGCTGACAAGGCTGTAGCAACAGCAGTCAAGAACATTCCTATCATTGGTAAGCAAGCGTACTACTGGCTCTTCGGCGGTGCTGAACGTAAGCTAGAGTACGAGGCAAAGCAGAAGGCTAAAGAACGTAGTGAAGAACTTAAGAAGGCGGGGATAAATTAATGAAAGACAAAGACCACACAGTAGAGTACACATCCATCGACTACCACAGTATGTGTGAGCGCTCCAAAGACCGCATTAAGAAGATGCAAGCGCAGGGAATACCTACGCCCCATGATCCCAAAAAGAAACCAGAGGACGTAGGTAAGTCTAACGGTTACTCCATATTCTTCATGTCATAACTCACAGTTGTTCCCTGTACAGGCCAGTTGTTGTGATCCTTCGGTCATGTCGCTGGCCTCCTCTATGTCCCAAGAGATGTCCTTTGGGAAGTCCTTAGCTAACTGGTTGTACGTCTTTTTGTCCACAGGTTCGTAAGGAGCCTGTTGGTACGTGTGGTCTGAGTAAGGCAAGAAAGAGATACCACTGACCTTATCAAACTTGTTGTACAACCACTGTCCCACCTCCAGAAACTCCTCGTCACGGTAGTAGCAAGTCATAGACGGCTTGTGTTCACACCAGTAGTCCTGATAGATCTCCCATAGCTCTAGTTGCTCCATAGCACCCATCTCTGAGGCTGTCACAGCGCCCTCAGGAGACGCGATAGGGAAGGAGAATACCCTAGTACTGGGTGACATGAGATCGTCCTCTACAGGCACTCCTGCGGCCTCTAGGACGCTGCAAAGTGGGTCACGAGCATCTGCACGTACTCTGCGTATGTATTGTGCACTATAACGAGGATGGATACCACTAGCGCTATCGACCAACTGACTAACAGTACCGCTAGGCTTGACCGCAGTAATAGCGGTAGAAGCGTTGATTCCCAGCTTCTCAGCCCAGAGCTTGTTAGTGTCGATAGCTTCCTGACGCATCTCTGTAAGCCACTTCTTAAGTTTAGCATTGTCTCCTCTCCCAGACAGCAACGGGTGATCCATGATGCCTGTCAAGGATACGCCCAGCAGTGCCTCTTCTTCCGTGTTTACTCTCCAAATATTTCTGAGGTATCTGAAGTTTGTGAGGGTAGCCTGAAGAGTCCCAAGGATAGTCGCAACCCGAACTTTTCGTTTGAGACTTGCGAGTGTATCCTGTGGCCTAACAACAACCTCTGAAAGATTACAGAACTGGTAGGGTCTGAGGATGATTTCGCTACACGGATTAGTTCCGAAATCATAGGTAGCATCTCTTCGTTCATTTCTTGCAGCTTGCTTTTGACTTGCGACTCTACTAAAGACACCTCGTTCGCCAGATCGTGATTCATATAGGCTACTCCACTCGTTGAGAAACGCTTCAAAGTCTGGCTTCTCTGTGTAACACGCTGAGTTATTCGCCAGACCACGCTGGGGTTCTTCTACCCACCACTGTCCGTGTTTGCATCGTCGGAGTCTATCGTCGGTGAGGTTACTGAGGCTGATGAGTGCTGATCGTCTGACTCCTCCAACGACAACGATTTGAGCAATCTTGCAGCAAAGATCGTGACATTCAATGGAGCTAAGTTTTCGTCCAGCAGCTTCCCGAAACAAGTCCACCGTGAATCTGAACAAGTCGATGAGAGGTTCAGGGCCACTTGCACGACCTCCGAAAGTTTTGAGCGGGGAACCTGCAGGTCGTACTCTGCTAACGTCCCATCTGGGAACCTGACCTGTGTACAACAGTGATACCAACTCCCTAAACGATTTCGCCCATCCGATCTTCGAATCTGCAACATTGATAACTGTATCTGTTTCATGGAACTCCTCTGCCACCTCCGGTAACTTTTGTATGTACTGTCGTTCAACACTGAAGCCTACGCCTGTGCCACACAGAAGGACGTACATGAGTTCGTCAAACGCCTTAGGGTGATCTATAGGCAGATAGCTACAGTTAAACCCTGCTACGTTGTCACGCTCCAGCGCCTCACCTGCAGTCATCAGTGCCCTCATGCTGGGCATAACATCTAGGTTGTCAATGGCTGTAAGTATTTCATCATAAGACTCTTCGATGTCAAACTTATTTGCAAAGTAATTGACGTACCTTGCTACTGTTTCTTCCCAAGTCTCCCTACGCTTCTCCTCAGGCAAGTACCTAGCGTACCGTGACTTGTGTATGTACTGTTGATATGCGTCCATTAGTCCTCCAGTAGTTCGCGGATTGCAGCAACGAGTGCGTCCATTGTGTCGTAGATCATAATCTTACTCTCATCATCGTACCACTCAAGGATAAATCCGTTGTTTGCGTTTCGGATTGTTACGTCACTGATTCTCATTCTGTTACTCCTAGTGTTTCGTTTATTATTGCCTGTGCCGCTAACTGTAGGAGCATGTACACTCCGTCAGGGTACTGCTCGTTGGACGCTACTTCAAACATCTCACCGTCCTCGTACATGACCACGACTACCTTTGGTTTCCTGCCCTCGTTCTCCTGTAGCGTAGCCTTTGCAGCAAACGCAGCCAGAAACTCAGCCGTGGTTATCTCCTTCTCTTCTGTCTTTGTTCCAAACTTGCCGTCGATGACCTTCATGCGGCAACCTCCTTGATGAGCCAGTCTAGGTACACCCTAGCCTTCCTGAGATCCTCTACTCCGTTCTTGTACTCGTATCTCCAGAGGTACTTTAGGCAGTTACCCTTGAGGTATCCCTTGTACTCTTGAGGGTGCATGGACGCCTTGATTGCTTCGATGGCTTCGATAGCGCCCTTGTTGTAGTGGTCAGGCTGGGTCACAGGATTATGTTTATCACTAGGGTGAAACAGTTTACCTGTGAAAGTCTTACTCTTGTTAACCTTGTCCCACTCCTGTGGCGGTACATCGTCTATGGATTTATAGTCTGTCCACTCGTTCTCACCACTGCTCTTCATATTCTTCCTCCTCTAGTTCTTCGTGAAACTCGTCTAACCTTTTCAGAAGTTTGTCTTCAAATCTGTCTAGTAATTCTTCAGAGGAGATCTGCAGTGCTTCCAGAAGATCGTCAGGGTCGTACAACCGCAACAAACGATCCTTAATTTCTTCTAGTGTCAGAGACATAATCGACTAACTCCTTAAGTGTATCTATATTGTACCACAGAATGTTATGTTTGTCACACCACTCAGCCATAGTAAGTTTGGTACTTTTACTCACTTTCTGATTAGGCTTCATCAGGACAAATATGAGTTCGTGCGTCCACGGTATCGACCCAGCGACCGCTCTATACTTCTGCGTGTCTCCTGCACGAAAGTATCCTTTGCACTCAATGAGGTACGTCCGTCCATCTTTCTCGTACACAAAGTCTGGTGTGTACTTCCGTGGGATGATGTAGTCCACTTGGAACGGCTCGTAGCTAAAGCCAAATGGTTGTAACTGCGTTGCGACATCTCTCTCAAACTCCGACCTGAAGTTACCTAGTTTAGATTTCCGTGACCTTCGGCTCATTGACTACCTCTGTTAAATATCTTGGCCCACTTGAGTACAGGAACGTTCTTACTCCGGGCCAGCAGGTATGCTTGTAGGGACAGTAGGAACAACCGACGGCGAGCTTCATGTTTCCACTTTTGCCATCTGGTACTGCCTCGTGGCAATGCTCTGGTGCGTCTGGCTGCTCCACTAGCTTTTTTATTCGTTCAATATGCTCCTCTATGTCGTAAGAAATCTTATCGTGAACGGGAGCTTGTGTGTCCTCAGAGTCGTACAAGAGGTACGTCAGGTGTCCGTTCTGTTTGTCCATAGCTAACCAACCAAACGATGTTTCACCTTCGGAATGTGCATAGCCTTTAATCTGAGCAACGTATCCAAACGGGTCATCAAAAGCCAGACTTCCGTCCTTGAATTTCTTAAACCCAAAAGAGGACACGCTCTTAACATCAGTGACAACACCATCAATCTTGCAGTCCATAGACCCCGTAATACCCGCAACCTCACATTGTTTTTGTTCATCAGTCACCTCGTGTCCTGAGAGTCTAGTGAGAAACAACAGCATCTCTTCGATCAGATGCCCGTACATAAACTTGACGTAAGTGTTAGGAGTCATCTCCTCCTGTACGTCAGGGTTGTTCACTACGTTCCACAGGTAACGATCATCACGCCCGATGTTGGACATACGCAGCTTACGTCCGTCACGTTTCTCTGTGAACAGGTTAGTCATCAGACGCTTACAGTTTTCACCGAAGCGGTCTATCTCATCGTAGAGATCAACACCGTCAGCAGGAGTTTTCTCAGAGACTACCTTGTAGATATCGTCTACCAGTGAGTAAAGTTTGTTCATTTGTGTTGCTCCATTAGTTCAGAGATAGAGTCTCTGGCTTGCTCTGGTGTGCAGTTGAACCACTCACCCTTGCGGTCATACGTTTTCTCTAGTAAGCTGTGTGCCTCTGACTCAGCAGATCGTCTGTCAGTCACAGACCAGCAGGTGAACAGAGAGTAATCTCTGAAGGGTGACGATGTTTGGTAACCGTTGAGCCTGTCCTCTGAATCTATAGCCATACCCACCTTGACCCACTCAGGGAAGTTAGGATTAGTGATGATGTACACCTGACCCTCAACAACCTCATCAAAAAGGTTTCTTAATGTCGTTTTAATTTTTCTAAGTCTATTGTTTTTAGGTAGAATACCCATAGCAACAAAAGCTGCTTCCATCCCCTCTTCCTTGTAGATTTTATAATAAGGATGCTTGGGATTTCCTAATCTAAAACGACCTTCTGGCGTAGTCATTCGTGATTTATTTTCTAAATAACGATCATAAGGTATTTCTACGTTCATTTTAGTCTCCTTAGTGTGTCTCTGCCCACGTTGATCCAACTTTGTACTCTCCGTCGAGAGGGCATCTGAGTTGAAATGAAATACCAGCCGCCTTGATGCACTCAACTGCGAGCCACCCGAACTTCTCTGCTTGTTCTGTAGCCACCTCCGATTGTATCTCGTCATGTACGTTCCCTATAAACTTGTAGTCTATCTTGTGTTGCGTTGCGTAATCGTCCAGTAACACCAGAGCCTTCTTCATAATGATAGCACCTGCTGCCTGTAGTAACGTGTTCAGTGCACTATGTTCTGATCTGACCCAGAGTTTCCTTCCGTCGAGTCCGATAAGGTGACCCTTCCTAGACGCTTCTCCAACTCGTTCTCGTAGAGTTTCAAGAGCAGGTGTGTTTCGTAAAAAGCGCCGCTTAAGTTTGCTGCCGTCACCTGCAGTTCCTCCGACGATGCTTCCAATCTTTGCGTCTCCTGCTCCGTAGAGAAAAGCATAGATGAAAGTCTTTGCCTGAGGCCTAGTTGCAAGTCCCGCAGCAACTTGATTTCTGGTGTGAATGTCTTCTCTAAGTAGGACATTAGTAAACTCCTCGTCTCCCATGTAGTGAGCCAGCATACGTAGCTCTAGTCCACTAGCGTCAACACCCACTAGCTTACGTCCCTCTGGTACAATCCAGCAGTCACGGCACTCCTTGCCAAACTGTGAGTTAACCGAAGGAACCTGTGCCATGTTTGGGTTCTGGTGCGTCATGCGTCCGGTGACAGCACCGTTTGTTGTAACCCTTCCGTGTACCCGTCCGTCATCCTGTACGTGTTCTATCCACGAGGAGACTTGTGCGTACCGCTTTTGCAAGAGTAAGTACTCCAGTACACAAACAGCCTCCGGTACGTGTTTGTTTTCCTCAAGCGTCCTCTCGTCCACCTGCGGTCTACCGGACGGCGTGAGTTCCGACCATACCGCACCCTTAGCTTCAAGTCGTTCAGCCACCTGTTGACGGCTACCGGGGTTAAATACCGTAACCTTATCCTTAAGGCGCTTGCCTGTCTTCTCAGACCACCTCTCTTCAACAATAGGCGGGAACACCCTCTGGAGTTCTTCCTCAATCTCATACATACGCTCCTTGAATCTAGCGCACAGTGTGTGACACAAACGCTGATCCAACAGCCACCCGTTGCGCTCCTGTCCCTGTATGATCCACTGCACCTGATGCTCTAGGTCAATGGACTCCCTTGAGAAACCGTCTAGCTCCACTCGTAACCGCTTGTACACTGCCTCAGTCAACTCTACGTCACGTATGCAGTAGTCGATCATGGCTGGGGATAACCTAGTCCAATCCTCGTGGTCGCCCTTTGAAAAACCTAGTATGTTTCCCCAGTTACGCAGAGAGTGTCCACCAGACCTACTTGGATCAGCTAACCTAGAGAGGACAAGTGTATCAACGACACTGCTCCTATCAAAAGTAAAGTT